CTTTCCCTCCCTCCCTCTCCCTAATCCCTAACACCTATGTCGAACACTATTGCGGCTTCGCCCAATGTCCTCGCTGAGCAGGTGCTTGCTGGCCTTCGTGGCCGCCTGGCTATCCTCTCTGCCGTTTCTACCAACCTCACCCCGACTGCCACGGGCAAGACGATGCAAATTAGCCTTGTCTCTGGCGGCGCTGCTAAGGAGTTTTCCAAGGCTGACGGCGGTTATCACCAGGCTGACGATGCCAATCTTTCGGCTGCTACTGTTACCCTTAAGCACCTGCATTCGACTAAGGCTTTTTCGCCTGACGAAATCAGCGAATACGGCGAAGCCTATATGGTTAACGCCTTCGTTCCTGAAGCGATCAACGCCCTGGTTAAGAAGGTTCACGCTGAAATGGGCGCGCTCATCCTGAACGCTAACTATTCCGCTAACGAAGTTATCACCGCTGCTAACTTCAACTACGCCCAGGTCGTTGATCTTAACACCGATCTTAACGATGCCAAGGCTGGCGATCCGCGTTCCCTCATCCTCTCTGGTGCTTACGCTGGCGCTATCCGCAAGGATGCCACCCTTACCAGCGGTTCGTTCAACGGCGCTGGCGCTGCTGGCCCGCTTGTCTCTACGGGCGTCATCGGTCAGGTTGTCGGCTTCAACATCTATGAGTTCACCGATCTTCCGACCAACTCGGAAAACCTCGGCGGCTTCGCGATGGGCGCTGACGCGATCGTGGCTGGCTTCTCCCTCCCGAATGCTTCGATGTTCCCTGGTGAAGTTTCCCAGGCCGTTGACGCTTCTGGCCTCTCTGTCCAGGTTCTCAAGTCTCAGGGAACTGACGGCATCGTGCGCCTGACGGCGAGCGTTCGCGCTGGCTTCGGAGTCGGACGCGCGACTAGCCTTAAGCGCATCAAGACCGCCTAAGCGGTTCGGTTGCGAACTTACAAAGGCCCGCCAAATCGGCGGGCCTTTTTTGTGCCTGGAGCTGATCGGCGAAAATAAAATAGTTTGACAAAGGCGCAGGCCTGTAGTAGTATATCAAAAGTTAAGGCAACTTAACTCTGATCTTTGAAACCCCTTCCCGCCCACAAGGCGGGGACACAAAACAAAACCAAAATGCAAACCCGCAAATACGAAAACCGAACGAACGAAGAACTGCAGATCGAATACGCGAACTGCCTGGCAACCCGAATGGGAGCGCTGGGACACGGCAAGGCCCATTATAACGGCCTGCGCGTTATCGCGATCCGCGAAGAAATGACCCTGCGCGGCATCAAGCCCGATGGACGCAAGGGAACTTTCAACGGCGAAGGCAGTTACTAACCTATCAGGCCCGCCCTAACCAGGCGGGCCTTTTTTGTGCCTGCCTTCCTGGGCGGCCTGGCAGGCTGGGGTAAGGGGAAGGTAGGCTGCCCACCCTGAACGGGCCGCTACGGGCAAGCCAGGCGGCAAGGCTGGGCCAGCCAGCGGTCGGCCCTGGTCGTTTGTCCCTGGCTGCAACTGTATGGATAGCGCGCTATCAGCTGCCTGGCTTGCCGATGCCCAGGCTATCGTTCTGGAGATCGGGCAAACTGTTACGATCAACGGAACGGATTACCTGGCTACTGTCGGCGAACCGACCCTTACCCAATCCTTCGCGGCGGGCGGCCTGTCGGATACTGTCAGCGTTGTTATCAAAGTTCCTGCCACTAGCGCGGCCCTGGCTGCGAAGGCGCATATGCAGATCGGCAAGACCCTTACCTTTGACGGGCGAAGCCTGCGCGTTGTCGGCTTCAGCCATAAGCCAGGAACTGCCTGGCTGCAACTGACTACCCAGGACGCTGACCAATTCCGATGAATGTTAGCCCGCTAACGAAAGGGAACAGTCAGTTCGCGGTTGAGTTTGATCGGCATAAGCAAGAAATCCTTGCCGCGCAGTTTGCTGATTACGCGAAGTTCACGGGGCAGGCGCTTGTCGATCTGGTCAAAGAAGAAGCCGCGCTTACCTGCCGCGCTGCTATTGTCTTTTCGCCGCCTCTTGACGGCGCAGGCGGCGGGCAGGGCGATAAGAAGATCGCCGAAACCTGGGGTAACGCTGCGGTCGCTAACGATATCCGTTCTGTCATCACCCCTGATAGCAAAAGCCTTGCCGCTTCGGTCGCGCCTGGATCGGGCAACGGGCAGAAGTTCGCGCGATGGAAGGCGGGCAAGCGCCCGAAGGCTGGCCTGCTGCAGAAGATTTATGACGATAACGATTTCGCCCGATCCTATAACAAGGCGCGGAATCTTTTCCTTTATCGGACTACCAACCTGGTCGGAATTGACGGAATCAAACAAGCGCACAACCGCGAACGGCAATTCTATCGCGGGCGCATCAGGCGCAATAACGGGCCTTCGACAAAATCAATGCCAGAGAACCAGAAGATCGCAGCCGAATCTGCGATCAAAAGTTACATCAAGACCAGGCAGAAGCAGGTTGGCTTTATGAAGGCAGGCTGGCTGACCGCTATTTACAAACTTGGAGCGCCTAAGATCAACGGAGTCCCTAAGAACTTTGGGATTAAGGCGATGCCTTCCTGGATCAAACGACATTCAGCAGGCCACGGGCAGGTCGGCATTGTCGGCGCTGAACTTGCCGCTGCTGGAACTCTTTCCCCTGGAGACAAGCGCCTGAACATTATCGTTAAGAACGATATCGGGAACATCTTCGGCGCTGCTACCCGCGCTGCAACCGCTACGAAGGTTCTTCTTTCGCGGGCTGGAGCGATGGGCCAGCGAATCGGGCATTTCCAGAAGATAGCAGCGGAACGATTCAACTCAGGCCAGAAGCAGGCTTAACTTTATGGGAACTAAATCTATCCTAGATATCATCGAAACCGCCCTGGTCGCTAACCTTCAGGGCGAAGCCGACCTGGCTGCCTACCAGATCAGGGCCGCAGCCCAGGCCGACAAGATCGACCAGCCCGATAATATCATTATTGCCTGCGAATCCGCTGGCCCGCCGCCTGGCCTGGCTCAAGGCCTGGGGAATTACCTATGCCGCGTCAGCGTTGGCATCTTTACCCAGATCGATAGCGGCAGCCTGTCGGCGCATCGAACCGCCTGCCAGAACGCGCAGGGCCGCCTGGAAGATCAGGCAGGCGTTAAGGCTTCGTTCAATGCTATCGGCGATGCGGCTGTTTATTACATCGATGTTCAAAGCATAGACGAAGGGCGCGGCGATCGGGCCTTTATGACTACCCTAAACTTTGAACTTCTGGTTGTCCTGGCTGCCGTTTGACCAGGCCCGCAATTATAACAACTAACTTCTATGGCTACTGTAACGAAGGGAACTGCCCACATTCACGGCATTAACGGCACGATTACGGGCCTTACTGTGCAGTCCTATACTGTAAGCAAATCCTTTGCCAATTCGGATGAAGTTACCAATTCCAGCGGCGTTGTGATCGGCGTTAAGATGTATGACGAACGCACGACCCTGCAGGTCGAAGGCCTTGTTCCCTCTGCCTATTCCGCTTCTATCGGCGATGCGCTTTCCTTCACGGGTAACGGCATCGCTTTTTCGGGCTTTATCCAATCGATCGAAGAACGCGGCGAGGCTAAGGGTTATATGCGCATCAGCGTTAGCGCTATCGATTACGAAGGTATTGCCTAACGGCAGCCTGGCGCTACTGTCGGTTTATGGCCGACCGCAGATTTCTTAACGCGCACCTGATCGCGGCCCGAACGAATGTTCTGGGCCGCATTCTTTTACCCTTCTGCATCAAGCATAGGATTTGGCTGCAGGCTATCGATTCCCCGTTCCTAGAATCCGATAAGGAGATTACGCCCGCCGACCTGATCGTAGGCCTGAAGGTATGCGCCGAAGAAACTTTCGGTAAGCCGACCTGGGCCGACCGCTGGCTTATGCTGCGGCTTACCCTGGATCGCAAGCTATTCGCCGAAGGCTGCCGCGCCTTTGTCGCGCATATCGATACGCATAAGGATTGGCCTAAGTTCTATGAAAAGAAGGACAGCCAGCGCGGAGGGGAAGGAACGATTCCCTGGCAGCTGTCGGTCGTTGCCTCGCTATGTAAGAACGGCATCAGTTATTCCGAAGCGATGCAGATGCCTGAAGCAAAGGCGATCTGGCTGGCTGCGGTTTTCTCAATCCAGGGCGGCGCTAAGTTGGATATCCTTTCAACGGATGACGAAGAACTGATCGCAAGCCTGGACAAGCCTGGCGCGGTTGACGGCGCGGCAACTGTAGGGGAAAGCCCGAATCAAAATGAGCAATAGCCTAGAGTTCTCAATCAACGCGAAGGATAATACTTCGAAGGTTGTCGATACTGTTAACAAAAAGATTAACGGCTTCGGGACTGACCTGGCGAAAATGGCGCTTGGCGTAGCTGGCCCTATGGCCCTGGTTCAGATGGGAATCGGTATGATCGGGGACGCGATCGAAGAATATAAGCAGAAGGTAGCCGAAGCGGTTAAGTTCGGTTCAGAACTTCCGAACCAGGCGAAGGCGCTTAACATCAGCGTAGAAGAATATCAGCGCCTTGGCAGCGCAGCCGAAGCTGCTGGGGTCGGTATCGATACTGTCGCGCAGGCCTATGTCGAAGTTCGTAAAGCGATCGATGCCGCTAAAGACCCTACCAGCAGCCAGGCCGCCGCGCTCCAGGCGCTAGGCTTCGCCGCTTCAGATATCGCCGCAGGCGCTATTAAGCCTATCGAAGTTATCGAGCGCCTGGGCCGCGCTATGTCAACGGGCGCGGATGACGCTACGCAGTTCAAGATCGCTTCAGGCCTGCTGGGAAGTTCGGTCGAAAAACTTATTCCGATCCTGCGCAAAGCCCAGGAAGCAACCCAGGGTTATACCGATGCGGGCGATGTTCTCAGCGAAGAAGAAGCCGCGGTTCTGCGCGAATCCGAAATGGCAAAGAAGAAGGAAGAACTTTCTAAAAAAGTTGAGACGGCAAGAGAGGCAGCGCGCGATGTAATATTTGAAGGCGAAAAAGGCGCTGGCCGAAAGGCGCTAATAAAGGAACTTTTTCCTAATCTGACAGAAGAAGAAATGAGGAAGCAAAGCGGCGGTTCTATGATGATCGAAGGTTATGGGCAGCGCATCAATTATGAAGGCGGCAGGCGCGTTGCCGATACTTATGTTAAGGACAAACTTACCGATGCCGAAAAGGACTTGATTATTAAGGAATATGACGCGCGCGAAAAAGCGCGAAAGCAGGCCGAAGCCGATGCCAAGGCCGCAGCCGATAAAGAGGCCGCCGCTAAACTCCAGGCGATCGCTGACGAAGCCGCTTCTAAGAAGCAGCGCGAAAAGGATGAAGAAAAGCGCCTGGCTGAAGCGGACGCGATTCAACTTAATACCCTGGACGAAGAAGAAAAGCGCCTGGAAGATGAAGCCAAGGCCGCGAAGAAGGCTGCCGAAGATAAGGCAAAGAAGGAAAAGGATGATCTTGGCAAGGCGCTGGACGCGCAGCAGAAGGCCGCCGAATCCGTAAAGTTCACGGGCAGCAGCCTGCGCGATATCGGCGGCGCGCTGGCTGGCGAAGCAGTTACCAGCGGCATCGATTACGCAGCCGCAACCCTGGACATTAACCAGAAGATTCTGATCGAGCTGCAGAAGCTCAATGTAAAGACCCTGCCCGAAGTTCCTGATACGAACTTCACTAAGCCGACCAGGATCGGCGGAACTTTTGTCGCATAACTTTTATGAGCCGCATCGTTACTAAGGGAAACATCAACGGGCTGGAACTGCAGCCTGATTGGACTATCGAATCTGACGGCTACGGGCTGCTTACTTCGCGCCTAACCTTCAACTGCCCAGGCGATCAGGCCGCTTCGAAAGCGCCGAAGAACGGGGACGCGCATCCCAGGGACGGCAGGCTGAAATGCCATAAATCGACCTACACGATTATCAAGGGCGAGCGCGCTAACATTATCGCGGAATATGTAGGCATTGAAGAAGGGGAGATTACGAAGATTCAGATTAAGGGCGATGTAGTTACGGGAACGCAGCCAATCCAGGCGCATAAGGATTTCGTCAAAGTTCTTAAGGCGCTGGGCTGGGATACCGCTTCGCAATCGTTTAAAGAGACTAACGCGAAGGCTGTCGAAAACGGCCTGGTAGGGGTTAAGTCGTTTCTGACCGCCGATAGCCAGATCACCGCGACATTCTTTAGCGCGTCTAAATCGGTAGTCCAGGACGGCGTTGATATGGTCGGGCAAACCTTCCTTAAAATGGCGGGAATGGAAGATGTAGTTTTGCCGAAGGGGAATCAGAAGATCACTAACTTTCACGACCGCTTCGCGATGCTAACGGGCCTGAGCTATGAGAAGTTCGCGCACCTTTACAAAGTGAACTTTACGATCCGCATCAGCCCTGGCGGTTATCATAATAAAATCTACACTAAGAAAAATTAACCGCCCGAACCTATGCTGCAGCAAGGCGTTGGATATACAGTCAACAATTCTTCTGGCGGTCAGTCCCTGGTCGTTGACCAGATCGGCATCTACAAGGAAACGCTGCCGTTCTTTATTTACGAAGATACGACCGAAGCGGGCGCGCGCTGCTTCAGGCTTAACGCGGGGACATTTAACAATCAGTTCCCAACTGTCGGCGGCGCTCAGGTAGGACAGCCTAACGCATACCTGGGAGAACCTAGCGCGACCAGCCTGGTAATCCTGACAATCCCAGCCAGCGAAAGCGCGTTTCCAGCTGGAACTTGCACGATCTCATTAAGCGCTGGAACTGCCGCGCCCGCCGCCGATGAAGGCGAAGCCTATGTAGTTCTAGGCAGGATCGATGTAACTACCGCCGATGGCGATAAGCAGTTCGCGGTTTCCAACCTGGTCAGCGGCAGCCTATGGGGCGAGCGCTTCCAATGCGGCGAACAGCTTGAATATTGGTTTAGCCGAATCTAATGAGCGTTCCGCATCGCATCGGCGCAGCCTTCTGCCGCCTGGGAGATTTGAACGATACCGAAGAAGCGCGCGCGCCTGGTCATAAATACAACCCGACAAACAAGGCCGATGCCGATAAGGGCCTGGCGAACGAAGGCGATCTTACCCCAGCGCGCGAAGGCTACGGCGGCGGCGCTAATTCCTACTTTACAAAATACCCAGCGTTCCTGGTAACGAAAGCCAAGGGAACGAACATCGGGCCTTCTACCGAACTGCCGATCGTAATGGTTTACCTGCAGCCTTACCGCAACTTCTGGGATTGTAATGTTATCGATGAGCGAACGGAAATAGCGGGCTACATCGCTGCCGACTCTCAGAACCTGAGCGATCCTGCCGACCTATACGCGAACACAACGGGCGCAGGTAAGGGCGAACTTGTTCGGCAAACCTTAACTGTTTATTGGGATCAAGCGCCGCCTGCCTATACCGATACTACCGAAGCCGAACTTTCTGAATACCCCGTTTATCTTCCGATCGGCGCGGGCGAAGATAGCGATTTCTACGCGGACGATATCAGGCTTTACCCGCGCGGGGATTTCCAACCCTGGCGCTGGGGATACCTTCGCGGCTATATCGTGAAGGGCGATATGCTTTGCAGCCTGAGCGCGCGCAACATCAGGGCCGACCTGCTGGGCGTTCGGGCCTTCGATCCAAGCGGCAGCGAAAGCTATGTTCAACTTCTCTGGCAGCCTTCCCTGGCTAATACCGATGGGATTTATTACTATAATACTTCGACCTGGCAGGTTAAGTTTAAGGCCGATCTATGCTGCTGGAACAAAGGATATAAGGTAGCGGGCAAGGTTAAGATTTCAAAGCTTCCGCTTAACTTCAGGCCGAACCCGCTTAACCCGCCTGGATCGCCCTACCTCAATACTAACCCGAACCTGTTCTTTAATTGGCATCAGTTCTTCGGTAATGTCTTTGTGGTCGATGACACAGTAGAACCGCAGCCTTATGCCGAAATCGATTGGGAACTGACGATCGATGAAACGACCGCTGACGGGGAAGAACAGATCGCGCTTGAGTTCGATATTCCCCAGGAAACGAACGGCACAATCAAAGAGGTTTATTTTATCAGCGGCTTCGTTGTCGAATCCGTTACCCCGCCGCCGCCGCCAGGCTGAAGGCCTGCCGTTTGACGGGCTGGCAATTTTAAGAACCAACCCTTATGGCCCTGCCTTCTGCTATCAAACTGTTTATCAATCCGCGAACGGGCCTGGCCTTCGGGAACTTCAACGGAACTTCTCAGATCACCAACCCGACTGTTACCCTGGGCGATACCGCCCGCTTCGAAATCTACCTGGTCGAAGATACGGGAATCAGCAGCTACCCGCGCCAGGAAGTTGCCTTCCCTGGAACGCCTGGCATCAAGATCGCGGTCGGCCCGATCGATGAAAGCCCGCAGGCTGGAACTTGGAAGGTTTCGTTTGGCGGGGACACGACCGCCGCCCTGGCCTATAACATCACGGCTGCCGCCCTGGCTGCCGCGCTTAACGGCCTGGCTTCTATCACGGCTGCGGGCGGCGTTACTGTCAGTAAGATCGGCGATAACTATAATATCGTTTTCAATCAGAACGGAGCGCGCGGGGATATCCTTACTGACGGCGCTGCGCTCATTCCCCTTTCTAACGCTACTGTCGCGAAGCTTCAGATCGGCGATTCGACCAGGCCGCAGATCGCGCTTATCCATTTGCAGCGGACTATCGCGGGCCTGGCAACTTCGTTCACGGCAACGACCGCCAGCGCCATTTCGGTCGAAAGCCTTTCTGCCTGGGACGGCAGCCGCGCTACCTATCGCGCCAGCATTTCGCCCGATCCGAAGGGCGGTTCGTTCTCCCTAGCCTTCGATGCCGCCACGGGGACGGATGTAAGCAGCGCTTCGATCGCGGTCGGCGCTTCGGCTATCGATGTTCAGAACGCGCTTAACCTGGGCGCGCTTGTCGATAAGGTAAGCGTTTCCCAGGTCGGCGCTTATGCTTACGATATTACTGTTACCGCGCAGCCTGGAACGGGCGGCCTGACGGCTAACGGCGCGGGCCTGATTTCCTTCAGCGGTTATGTCGGCGAACTGTCCCTGAATACCGCCGAAGCGATCAGCCTTCTGGACGGCGCGGATTTCGTAGCGACTAACCTGGAAGTTGAGATTACCAGCGATAGCAAAACCCTTACTGTCCTGCAGATTCCCTGCACCCTTAAGAACGCGGTCATCGATGCTGGTTCTGTCCAGCCGCTAACCCTGGATTCTTATTTGAGCCAGGCCGCAGCCGATGGGCGCTATGCCCGCCAGGCTAACAACCTTTCCGATCTGGCTGATATCAATACGGCCCGAACCAATCTGGGCGTTTACTCTACCAGCAGCGTTGATAGCGCGCTTTCCCTCAAGGCCAGCCTTTCTGGCGCTACCTTCAGCGGGGAAATCGTTACGCCTACCCTGGGCAATCTGCTTAACGCCGATCTGGTGATTGATAGTTATAATGACACGGGCGCAGGAACTCATTACCTGCACAAGTTCACGCCTTACGATGGGAAGTTCGTCCTGGCTGCTAACGGCGGCGGTATTACTTTCCCCGATGGAACTACGCAGGCAACCGCGTTCGCTGGTTCTGTTACCTGGGGTTCTATCAGCGGCAGCATTAGCAGCCAGACCGACCTGAATAGCGCGCTGGCTGGCAAGGCTGCTTCTACTCATTCGCATATCATCGGCGATGTTACGGGCCTGCAAACCGCATTAGACGGCAAGGCAGCCGTTTCGCATAGCCAGGCTATTTCGACTATCACGGGCCTGCAAACCGCGCTTGATTCAAAGGCTGCCCTGGCTGGCGCTACCTTTACGGGAAAGGTTAACGCTACTTCGGTCAGCGGCGCGGCTGGGATTAATATCGGCATCGGCGGCACAAGCGCGGCGGCTACTGTCGCGGGCGATCTTTGGATTACTACGGGCGGCGCTTCCCTTAACTTCCGCGATGGAACGGGCGCGTGGCGCGTCCTGGCTGCTACCAGCAACACGCAAACTTTCAGCGCGCCGCAGATCATCGACACGACCGCAACGACCCCAGGCCTTCGCATCACGCAGAAGGGAACGGGTTCGGCGCTGGTCGTAGAAGATTCCGTTACGCCTGATAGCGATGCGCTGATCGTTGACGCGAACGGAAACCTCGGCATCGGCGTTAGCAATAATCCTGGCAGCATTTGGACGGGTAGCGCTTACAAGTTGGAAGTAAATGGGGCGGCCCTGGTCGGCAGTTCGCTTACTGTGAACGGCGAAAGCGGTATCGATTGCAACGCGCTTAAGTTCAATACTTCGTTCTTCGTTTCGCAGCAAACCCTGACCGCGATCGGCACGCAATCGAACGGAATCACCAGCGGCAACTTCAGCGCCAGCGAATACCCGAACGAAGTTGTTCTGCGCATCAACGGAACTATCTACGCGATCCCTGCCCGCGTCATTACCTAACCTTTTCCTATGTCCTATATCCTTACCTTCCTGGTCGGCGCGATCGCTGGCCTTATCGGCGGCCTTCTGATCTACAGAAAGCATAGCGCTAAGTTCGCCCAGGCCGAAGCCAAGGCGCGCGAAGCCGCTGGGGTTATCCGCAAGTAAGCCGATGCGCTGCCGCCTGCTGCTGCCGCTGGTTCTGCTGCTGCTGGCAGGCTGTTCTGCCAAGCCAGGCAACGCGCTGCCCGATGCGCAGCCGCAGCCCAGCGCCGATGCCGTCAACAGTTTCGGCGATAAGCAGGACAAGGCTGATAGTAAGATCGGCGCGGCAGTCCAGGCAGCCCGCGAAGCGAACGCGGCATCTAAGCCCGCCGTTGTCGAATCCGAACTATCCGTAGCGGCTGCGTTCCTGCCGCCCGTTCCCGAAGGCGATCTGGCCCTGGCCCGCGCCCGCGCAGCAGCCGCCGATCCGAAGGCCTATGCCGAAGCTGTCGCGAAGGGGAAGCGCCTGAACGAAGAACTGCAAAGCCTATGGCAGAAGATGGAAGCGCAGCAGGCTAAGGCTAAGGCCGATATCGCTGAGCTGCGCAGCCAGGTCGAAGGCCATAAGGCCAAGGCCGAAGCCGAACGAAAGGATAAGATCGCCGCGCAGCTGGGCCTGGCTGGCGCTGCTATGCTGGGCGCAGGCGTCCTGCTGCTGGCCTTCGGCGGCTACATCGGCGTTAGCAAACTTAGCGCGGCCCTGGTTATGATCGGCGGCGCTGCGGTCGCGTCCCTTCCCTGGGTTTTCGATAGCGCCTATTTTCCCTGGATCGCGGGCGGCGCGTTCGCCCTGGCGGCGCTGCAGGTTACGATCGCCCTGGCGGTCAAGCTTTGGCGCTGGGCCAGGCCGCCGCAGCCCGTTGCCGACCCTGCCGATTACGAACTAGAAGATACCCTGGGCGAGCCGACCAGCGAACCTGACCAGCCCGAACAACCGCAGCCGCCGAAAGGCCCGACCGAATGAGCGCGGCAGCCGCATCTACTGACGGCCTGGAATCCGTTACTTCCGACCAGGCTATAAAGGCTGGCATCATCGCGGCTGCCCTGGGCGGTTCGGCTATGATCGCGCGCCTGCTGCTGCAAAGCGAACGCGCTAGCCTTGGCTTCATTATCCGCAGTTCGGTCGCGGCCTGCGTTACCGCCTACTTCGTCAACCTGGCTGCCCGCGATTACATCACCAGCGAAAGCCTGCGCGTTTGCGTTTGCGGCATCGCTGGATTCGCCGCGCCTGAAATCCAGAACTACGGCCTTGAGTTCCTGAAGGCGAAGATGCAAGGCAAGGTTAACGAAGCCAAACGCGGCGCTGGAATCAAGCCAGGCAAGCCAGGCAAACCGAAGAAGCCGAAGAAGAACAATGGCAAACGCTGAACATCAGGCCCACAACCTGCGCCTAGCCGTTATCGGCTGCGTTGTCGTGTCGATGATCTGCGCGCTGACTGTTTACCTGACCGCCGATTTTATCCTGGCTTCGTTCCGTTCGACCGATGCGGTCGTTATGTTGATTACGGATTCGGGCCTTCGCAGCGATGATAAGAACCTTGAACGAAACCTGAGCAGCGCGACCCTGGCGCTGACAACCTGCCGCGATGTATGCCTTGCCTTGTTCCTGGGCTGCTGCCTGATCGGCGGCGCGCTGGCGGTCAAACTATTGGGCTGGGCCGAAGGCCTGGGCGCGAACAATGGCAAAGACTAAGAAGCGATTCACGATTAAGGAAACCAACCTGGCTGCCGATCTGGGCCAGGCCGAAGCGCTGGGCGGCAACCGCTTTGTTATCCGCATCGATCGGAAACATCGCGGCGAACGATCGCGGATGAATACCCTGGTTCACGAAGCGCTGCATATCGGCGATATGGAACTGAGCGAAGCCAAGGTTCGGCATCTAACGGCGGTCGTTGTCGAAGCCTTGTGGCGGCAGAACTATCGGCGCGTTCGGGAATAGGCTGGCCTTGCCGCCTGGCTTGGCTTCAGGCTGGGGTTGTATGCCGCGCCCTATGCTACCCCTTACCCTGGCCCTAAAGGCCGCCAGAAAGGCAGGCCAGGCCGCCCAGGTAGATCGGCTGAAAAGGCTGGTTAGGCTGGTAAAACGGCAGGAAAAGCGGGCTAAATGGCGGGCTGCAAAATAGTTTGATTTTCCCGTTGACGGCAGCCCTGGCTGTCCTACTGTCCTGATATTCCTAACCCGCAAAACCCAACCCGCATATGACTACCGCCCGCTTCAATCTTTCTACCGCTACTGCCAAGGCTGGCAAACTTGGCCTGGGCAAATCGCCCGAAGTGATCTGCGCCGCCTATGAAATCAAGGCCGAAGATCGCGCCGATTTCATCGCCGCTGTTTCTGCCAAGTTGAACGAAGCCGAACAGAACCTTGCCCTGGCTGTTAAGCGTTATTCCCGAACCAACAAGCGCAGCGATGCCAATGCGGTTGTTCGCGCCGATCTGGTTATTGCTACCTATTCCCGCGCAATCAAGATTGCCACCGCCTAAACAAATAGTTTGACACGCGCCCAGGCTTCTGCTACCTTCTCAATATTCCTAACCCGCAAACCATAACCCGCATATGAAAATGACTAACGAAGAAATCGAAGCGATCATCAACGACCTGGCTGGCAAATGGGCCGACCAGATTGATATCCGAAATAACGCGCCGTTCGGCAGCGCCAAATATAACCGCGCTGAAGCCAAGGCTGACGCGATCGAACAGAAGGCTTCGATGCTTAAGTTCGGCGATACGGATCACACGATGTCGGAATGCGTCAACGGCTAAACAAATAGTTTGACTACCGCCCAGCCCGATCTACCTTCAACTTATTCCTAACCCGCAAACCCGAACCGATATGACTACCGCCCGCATCAAGAAACAGAACGCCGCCGAAGCCGCGATCAACCTTGCCGAACGCTACCGCCTTGCGGTTGCCGCGCATCGCAGCGCCGCCGCTGGCATCGCTTACAAGATTAGCCAATCGCCGCAGTTCGGCGCGATCAGCGCCAGCAGCCTGGAAGAATACGAACGCTGCCGCCTTGAACTGCTGGAAGCCGAAGCCGAACTGAACCGCCTGCAGCGCTAACCCTTTCCCAACCGCAACCCGCAACCCTACCCGTTATGACTACCCGCAAAGCCAAGCCCGCCGTTCCTACCAGCCTGAACGATCCTGCCGTTAACGCGGTTCGCGAAACGCTGCATATGTCCTGGGAACTGATCGCGCTCGACATTGAGAACTGCAGCGCGCGCTATAAAGAAATTATGGCGATCTGCAAAAGCAGCGGCTATACGCCTGAACTGTCCGCTGGCCTGGTTTATTGGAGCGAAGAAGGCCGCAAGGCCCGCGCCTACCGCGCCCGCTGCCGTGGCCTTCTGGCTGGCATCAGCCAGCGCCGCCCTGATGGATCGTTTCCCCTTGTCGGCTGGCAGCGCGCCGCGAAGGAAGCCAAGCGCATCAACGGCTAACCCTTTCCCACAACCCAACCCAACAAACCGAACGCATATGACTATCGACCTAGAAGAAGCCAACGCCGACCGCCTGATTTGCAAGGCCAACCTGGCAACCTGGCGCAAGAATCTTAAGAAGGCTGTCGCGATCTTCCCCTGCCTGGAAGAACACGCGCAAGCCGAATGCCTGGCCCTGATCGGCGAAGCCTACCTTCGCGTTAAGGCCGAAGGCGCGAACTTCAAAGCCGCCCAGGAAGTTTACCGCCAGGCTTTGTTCTTGAGCCGCAACGCCAACCCTAACAACTAACCCCTATGCTTCGCGCTATCCTTATCGCCCTGGCCCTTGCCGCGCTAATCATCTTCGCCGCTTCGGTTTTCTTCGGCAACGATTACCCTGATCTTCTGGAACTGATCGATAACCCGAAGTTCTAACCGCTATGGAAACCCAGCCCGTTCGCGACCGCTGCCTTTATAGCCTGCACCTGCTAGCCTGCCAGGTCGGCTTCATTAACGACCGCGTTATCTGCGGCGATATCAACCTGGCTGCCGCGCGCCGCCAGGCGCAAACCCTGGCTGACGAAGCCGCCCAGGATATGCAAGCCGCAGGCGCGGGCGAAGCCTGGATCACGGCGCACAACGCCGCAGGCGGGCTGGTCGGTTTGTCCTGGCAAGTTCTTTTGGTCAACGATCCGCAGCCGCTACACGGCAACATTACCCCTAAAGGCCGCGCCTAATTCTAACCCTAACTAATATGAAAAAAGTTCTTATCGCTTGTGAATATTCTGGTCGCGTTCGCGATGCCTTCAAGGCCGCTGGCTTCGATGCCTGGAGTTGC